GTGAGTCCTTTATCGATCCTGTAAAAACAGCCTCACCATATGAGAGATTGATCCCTGTCAGCGCACACTTTCGGATCTTGGGTATTCTTAGGTTGTCATTTCCTCCATGCAGAAATGCAATGTCAAACTCTGCGGGGAAGTCTAAAAACCTACCTCCATCTGATCTCTTCGGGTGACCATACTTTCTAAATGTGGTTACGATATTCTCTATCGTTTGCGCTTCCTTTTCTGACCTTGGTATCATAGTGAATGAGAAATTGAATGTTCTTCTTCCCACGCCTTTGAACAGATGGACAACGAACGGATTGGTCACTTGTCTATCCATTGCCTGTTGGTTTTTTGTAAACACATCCTTACCACCGACAAGTTCAAGGACATCTTCACCGACCTTAATTGCAGACATGCCCATCTTTCTAGCAATTTCTGCTTGTGCCACAGAACCTGATCCTGTTTGAGTCTCCGTCAGGCTTCTCAAGCCTCTGAGAATATCGAGTGAAGTGAGATCTGCGTCTTCGTATTCAAACTTGTACTTAATTGAGATGTTTCCTGGTAAGTACATGTAAACGCTGGCTTCATACTCTGTAAGATTCGAAAGCCCTGTGGTTTCCTCAACAAAAGAATCACGCTTTCTACCTTGCTGTCCGGTATTCGGTATACCACTTCCGTTATATCCCCCGAATGCTGATGTTGCGGTTCCCAACAAAGCCTCTCCAGCGGATGCCGCAAGACCCACAAACTGATTGACACTTAGGCTACCGCCAGCATCGACTACGCTTTGTTGAATCGCAGCATAAACAGCATCTTGTCTACTTCTTTGCTGCGAAAGAGTTGCACCACCCGTAACATAAATGTCAAACCTAATCATAAACTGATGCTCGGGACTTTCACCCAAATCGATTGGATAACACAACAAAGGCGGTGATGTCCTCTCAGTGCTATTCAAAGTTCTTTCGAACACATCAGGATTGGGAGAAAGGGAGGTATCATTACTTATACTGTTAGCATCAAAGTTAGCAAACACTTCATTGAAACTTGTTGATGGTGGCTGATAGTTGATGGACATATGAGTATTTAGTGGGATCATGACCATAAATAACAGATAATGAAGGGGGTCAAAATCCGTCGCTCCAATTCAAGTTACAAAGGCTCATACAGACCAAAAAACCCTCAGAAATATCGAGGAGATATCACTAATTGTTTCTATCGCTCATTGTGGGAGCGGAAATTCATGGTCTTTTGTGATGAGAACTCATCCGTGATTGAATGGTCTTCGGAGGAGGTAGTAGTCCCATACATCTCTCCAATCGATGGAAAATATCACCGATATTTCGTTGACTTTTGGGTGAAGGTCGAATCCTCAGATGGAAAGTTCAAGATCTACTTAATAGAGGTCAAACCAAAGTCACAAACGAAACAGCCCGATCCACCAAAAACGAAGCGAACATCTAAATCGAAGATCATAGAGATGCGTAACTGGATTATCAACAATGCTAAATGGGCGGCGGCGAAATCTTTATGCGAGGATAAAGGATGGGAATTCAAGATACTGACAGAAGACAACCTATTTTCCAGTCAGGGGAATAAGCCGTGAGTAAAAGAGAAGTTCAAAAGGTACTAAATCAGTTCGGAAAGAGCGGAAAAGACATTCAGTCCGACCAAGCAACAAGGTGGTTGGCTAACAATCTTGGAAAAATTCAGACACAAATGAGGTCTGAAAACTTCAATCGTGAGAAACCCTCAATCAAAAGCCCGGGAAGCATAAAAGAGGGATCTATGTTGTTTTTTGGATATGATCCGAAAACTAAAGCAACCCTCCAATTCTGGGACGCATTTCCGCTGATAGTTCTAATCGACAAAGGTAAAGATAGTTTACTCGGACTGAACCTACATTATCTTGCGCCAAATGTTAGAGCATCTTTCTTGAATCGACTTCTCAAGTTCACCGACAATCCGGACTATGCAAAGAACCCACCGTCAAGTTTTACAATAGAGTACCCTGAACTCAAGTCAATATCATCCCTCGGAATATTCAAAGCAGCAATCAAACGCTACATCATCAAATCTATAGTTACAGAGGTCAACCTAATACCATCAAATGAGTGGAAATACACGACATTCCTGCCCATAGACAAATTCAAGGGAGCGAGTAGAGAAGAAGTGTGGAAGTGGTCTAATAGATACTCTAAGTAACATGCCTGAAAGAAATTTCATAGACGACCTAATCGGACAGATGCGAGTTAAGGGTTTCGCCAAACCCAACCGCTGGATTGCTATAATTGATCTTGATGCAAATCTCGCAACAAAACTTGGATTCTCCAAGACCGCTATGGTCAGAAGATTGGCAACAACATGCAATTCCATCACCATTCCCACGAAATCTTTCTACACTCATGAAATGAATGTATCATATCCGTCAACTTTGATTCCTTACGCAGTTTCGACAAACAATCAAAGCGGAGCGTCGATGGAATTCAAGGTGTTGGCAGACATGTTTGAGAAGGATGTGTTTGAAAATTGGCAGAACCAAATTATAGATCCTGTGACAAAGCAGGCCAACTTTTATGACGCATATGCAAAGAACTCATCTGTTGTCATAGTTGAGTTGCCCAATTCCATAAAGGATCTTGAGGAAGCAATTGGGTACTCGTACAACCAAAATGCGTCTGGAATAAGACTGACAGAAATTTATCCATTCAATGTCAGTCTCAATAGCGGAACTCAATCTTATGATCAATCAACTGAATCTCTAAAGATAAAGATAGATTTCATGTACAGAGAAGTAACAAAGATATCTCAACCAAGAATCACCGACATAAATGAAGGACTATATCTGGTTGACGATAACGGCAATGACATGAGAATACGGAGACTTCTAACGCAAGGACTAACTTTCATATCTCAAGGACAAGGGTTCCTTGGACAACTGTGAAATTGAACTGAGGAGAATGCATTAACATGGGAAACTTAACAAGTCTGATATCAACAACACCAACATACGAAACCATCCTTCCAACTAGTAAACAGAGGGTTTCATACCGACCATTTCTAGTAAAAGAGGAAAAAATACTCTTAATCGCATCGGAATCAAAGAACGAAAAAGAGATATCAAGAGCGATGAACGATGTGGTAAGTGCATGTACCTTTGGTAAAGTTAACATGCAAGAATCATCGATAATTGATATTGAATATCTCTTCCTACAGATCCGAAGCAAGTCGGTTGGAGAAACTACTAAGCCTATGGTGAAGTGTAAGAAATGTAACACCACTAATGAGGTACAGATAGACCTGACAAAAATTCAGCCCGTTGTAAACCCTAACCACAGCAGCAAAATTCAACTAACTGATAGTGTAATTGTTGAGATGAGATACCCAAAGTTCTCCGACATAGAAAAGTTACAAGATGCTAAAACGGAGACACAAAAAATATTCCTTCTCATGTCCCTCTGTGTCGAAAAAATATACACAAAATCAGGCACATTCAATTCAAATGATCTTGAACAGAAAGACATCGTTGATTTTATAGACAACCTTACACAGATGCAATTCAAGAAGATGACAGAGTTCTTTGAGTCAATGCCTCAGATGAAATATGATGTCAATTACTCATGTGGTAAATGTGGAAATCAAGAGATCCTAACTCTGAAAGGTGCACAAGATTTTTTCTAATTTCGACCTCCCATGATAGTCTGGTCAACTACTACGAAACTAACTTTGCAATGATTCAGCACCACAAATACTCACTATCAGAGTTAGAATCGATGATGCCGTGGGAGCGTCGAATTTACATAGAACTGTTGATACAGCACCTAAAGGAGGAAAAGGAAAGAATGGAAAGCGAAAAACGGAATAGATAATTGGATCGGATATTAGGAACCCCCACAGATGACTGACCCAAACGAGATCAATCCTAAAAACACGGTGGCACCCAAAAGTGACAACATCTTGGGTGGTCTTAACAATATGTCCTTAAGTGATGACGCAAAGAATAGTATTGCTGATGCTATTGCTGCTAAACTGAGCACTGGAGGAATGAAGTCCAATCTTGGTAACGTAACAGTTACTATAAAGGGAGATGGATCTGGAAAGTATGGTCCAACA